GAATATAGGATTTACTTGGGTGGATAGGCGTCAAGAGCGCCAATCATCATCAATCTTGGTGGACGAAATTCGCGAGCGAAAAGGTATATTTGAAAAAGGGATTGTTGGCTCTCCATTTGATTCAGTATGCAAGCGATTTTGTTTAACAATGAAATCTGTATTTCCTCCCGGAACTAAGATACCAGCTGAAGCATTGCTTTCGGCCCTCAGAGAGGCGGGGTGGATTGATTGTGGCCGCTTACAGTCTCGAGAGGCGCCGTCAAAGAAACATGTTTTTGCAGCACCTGAATTGGTTAAGACACTAAGTAAATCCGATTTGAGGCGCTTACTCGATGATAAAGATCTTGCTGATATAAAAACTCAATCATTAATTTCTTCCAGCACTAAAGCCCTCTCTGCATATGAATTTATCATGGAGCAGATTAATAATAAAGCAGATATTTTTGCAAATGGAATTGTGGGTTCGCCATTTCATTCTATATGCAGCTATCTATCAAATACGAATCCTTCTAAAATTCAAATTTCAGTAGGTCTTTTAATTACCGCTTTAAAAGATGCGGGTTGGGTTGATTGTGGGCGCATAAAATCTCGAGAAATAGATACCAAAAAACATATTTTTGCCACCATCGAATTAGTCAAAAATTACTCAAAGTCAGACCTCAGAAGAATGGTCGATTCTTTACCCGCCTATCAATCAATTGAAAGAAGCATAACTTTTAATGCTGAACTCAATGAAACCTTATTGCTAGCTGAAATTCGTAATCGAAGAGGCATTTTTTCTGTTGGGATAATTGGGTCTCCGTTTGATTTGATATGCAAACAATTGACTCACTTAACTCCTAATGGCATAAAAATGCCAAAAACCGCTCTATTAAATGCTCTTAAAGAGGCCGGCTGGGTTGATTGTGGTCGCTTGAACTCTCGAGAGGCAACGTCTAAAAAACATATTTTTGCAGTGCCTGAACTTGCAACTAGCCTTTCTAAATCTGATTTAAGGCGTGCAATAGACAGTTAATTCTTTAGCGCTCTAAGCTGACTCCAACATACCAATCACTCTTTTAGCGTTAGTCTAGTGCAGAATTTATCCCAAATAAATTCGCGACTCAGGTACATGTAATTTATAAGTAGTATGTGCCCCAAGACCCCAAAGCTCTTCAACAAAAATGGACCGCCCGCATCACTCATGCGCGCGCTCACTGGTCGGCCTTTCATAAACGCGTAAGACATAACCGCAATACGGTGGCCGGGTTTAATTGGAATGCAGACCCAACCAGCAAAGACTTCTACAGCCTAAGAGCCAATCTAATACACGGCACTATCTCCGCCGTTCTGCCAAATGTGTATGCAAGAAACCCAGAGATCTCTACAGCACCATTAAATTCGGGCGCGGACCTCAAGCTCTTTTGTAGAACACTAGAAGCAGTAACCAATAGAGCTCTAGAACATGCGCAATTAAAGAATCGAGCTAAGTCGACAGTAAGAGCAGCATTGACTTGTAGCTTCGGAATTCTCAAAGTAATGTATCAAAGAGACCCAAGCAAGGATGCTTACATTAAAGGGCGGATTAATGATGCGCAAGAGAATCTACTACTCATTGAGGAGCTAGAACAAGACCTTGATGATAGGAGTCAGAGTCATCATCATGACGCTAAGGGGGCGGAATTAGACCAGCTGATCGGATCCTTTTATGAGCGCTCAGAGGTAGCTAGTGCTGAAGGCCTCGTCATTGATCGCGTCCTTACCGAGAATCTGCTCATCGATCCCTCAATCTGTGAGTTCTGGGATTACACCGATGCAGACTGGATCTGCCAAGTTATACCCATGAAGCGCTCGCAGGCTGAGGCTATGTACAAGAAGAATCTAGCCAATGCCAAGATCTACCAACCAGGTCAAGGCGAACCCTCGCATAAGAAAGCCAGGCGCTTAGCCTCAATGCATTTAGATGCAAGCAAAAGCCCGGTAAGCGACGATCAGCAGATCGCAGTCTTGGAAATCTGGGATAGAGCTACCCAGCGCGTTTACACCATGGTGGAGGGCGCGACTGAATGGCTGCGTGAGCCTTATTCCCCACCAAGGGCTGGTGAGCGCTGGTATCCATACTTCTTGTTACCTTATCAGGTAGTAGATGGTCAATTCGTTGGGCCAAGCCTAGTTGATCTGACCGAACGACTTCAAGATGAGCACAACGAAGCGCGAGATCGATTCAATCAGCATCGAGATCTTTGCATTCCGGGGTGGGTGGCGTCAGCCGATATTAATGAGAAAACAATCAAGAAGCATGCTGATTCACGATTTGGTGAGATCACCATCGTTGATACCGAAGGCAAGCCCCTTAACCAAGTGATTATTCCCAGAGGTCACCCAAAGATAGATCCCATCGTATATGACACAAGTGCAGTACGTTATGACTGGGAACAAGTGACTGGGCTGCAAGATGCTGCGCGCTCAACAGTCGTCAGGCCTAAGACAGCTACTGAAGCCAATATCTTACAAAGAGCGTTATCGGGACGCGTATTTGAATTCAAAGACCAGATAGAAGATTGGCTGCAAGAGATAGCGCAATATAGCGCTCAGGTTTTACTGCAGGAGTTAACTAGCGAACAGGTAGAGCGTTATATGGGCGCGCCAATTACCAGAACGGCTATGGTCGATGGCAAGCTCACTATCACTAAAGAGAAAACCTATGACTGGCCAACGCTTAGCAAAGATCGAATCTTTGACATGGTCGATCTCAGAATCAGAGCGGGCACTACCGGCGCACCTGATGGTATAGAAGAAAAAGAAGGTTGGTTAAAAGTCCTGCCCATGATTACAAATCTATCAATACAAATTCAAAACCTACAAGCTAGAGGAATGGATTACGAACATATCCGTAATCTCCTACGGGAAACGGTCTTGCGATATGACGATCGTATCGATTCAAATCTATTTATACCGAATGTAGAAAAGCAGGCGGAGGGTTATGTCGACCCCAACTTAGGAGTCAATCTATTTTCGGAGGGGCAACGAAGAGTCAATAACGAGATAAGTAGTGAGCGTAATTCATTAAAAGAGGAGATCAGCAATGACGCAGGTGGCAAATGAAGTAACGAGTTTTAAATCAGAAGTTCTCAGCAATGGTGGATCCATTCAAAGAGCTCAAAATAGGGAAGAGTTAAAAGAACGCGAGCGCTTGAGGAAAGAGGCTGAAGACAAACATGCGGCTGAAGTACACGCCAGGCGAATAAAGGCAAGAGAAGAGCGTGATCTGAAGTTGGCCGAAAGAGCAGCGGCTCAGAAGCTTTCTGATGAAGAGAAGGCAAGAAAAGCTCAAGAGCAAGCAGTTGCCACATTAGCTAAAGAGCAGGAAGCTGAAAAGCAAAAGGCGCTCAGGGTTCAAAAAGCAGAGCCTAAAAGTCAGGCTACCAGTTTGCTTGATGACCTCAGTAAAGTATCCAAGCCCAGCGCATCTCTTGCTCAAATATCTGAGGATATTGAAGAGGGAGAAGAGTTAGAGGATTCAGAGGTTGAGCCAATCTTTGCTCCAATCAAAGGTGAGGTACAGGCACCTGCCATGATGACCGCTCCTGAAGGCGAACTAGAGCCTCAAGCTTATGACCTGGGAGAGTTATTGCCTGCACCAGCTGCCATCACTGTAGATGCACTCCCACAGTCAGCCATTCAGACTGAAAGCGCAGAAGAATTCATAAATAGGGTTTTGAACCCTGGGCCTGCGGATTCGAGCCCCGAGAACAATAACAAGCTTAATGAAGAAGCCTCTGGCGACATCAAGTCAAAGCGTGGGTATGAACGGATTCAAAAGATCATCAATGAAAAGCGAGATCTAGAAAAGCAGGTTGAGGATTTGCAAGTTACTGTGGTGAGCTTGCAAGATGCTCTTCGTAAATATGAAATCGAGAGTCAATTTGTTGATAACGCAATGGCAGCATCTGCCAAGCAGAAGAAACCTGCCGAGCTAGTCTCAGAGGCTAAGCATCAAATCATCAAATACTTAAACTCTCGAGAAGATGAGGTTGATCATTCGGCTAAGGCTCAATGCTTTTATAAGTATCTGACGGATCCTTTTTATATGCAGGTGTTTGTGCAAACTAATAAACCAGAGCAATGGCAATCTACGATTGAATCCATCTACGACTCAATAGGGATGCCAGAGCCTAGCTTCGCCAATGCAAAGATCACGCCACTACAGACGCTTCAGCCTATTCGGGCGCGAACTTCAACATTGGGAGCGCCATTAGCTAATGCAGGTAATCCAATGGATCGAATTGCCCAGCATTTAGGGAATATGGGTATTTAAGGTATTGATGACATGTCATCTCTAGTTGGTGGCATGTCAATAAAGCTGCATATTTTTGGCTAAATCACTCTGAAATGTCAATAAAACTGCTAATAATCTCGGTTATTGTCAACAAAACTGCATATTGCAATTGAATTCAACCCTTTGCTGCTGTTTACTAAAAAATTGCCCAAACCGCTATTTCGTAAGAAAAAGTGAGGATATGTTTAAAAATGTAGGAATCTATTGAAA